CGCGCGATCGCCTGGCGGTCTGGGTGGTCGTCACACATCATGCCGTCCGGAACCTGATGTGATGCGCCCGGAAGCGTCGAGATTGGGCCGGTGACTTCGCTCATTGGCGGATCTCCGGAAAGCCGTTGTGCTCCACACCATCGAGTAGGCGGCCGGCAGTTTTCTTTCCGACGTTTCGCATCGCGATGACGTTGCCGGCGTCGCTGGGGTACTGATCTAGCGTGCCGTGCGGATTGGCGATGAGTTCGCCTATTCGAGCCGTTGCCGGGTTCCAAAACTCAGTCAGCGTGATCTTCTTCGGTGCGAAGGCACCCCACTGCTTGAACAGGAACGGCACGCCGGCGATCGCGCACTGATCGCGGAGCGAGCGCGCCCAATCGGGATGCATCGGCCGGGCATCGGCGCCGCTCTCGCCGCCGGCGACGACCCAGTCAAGGGTTGCCAACAAATTGGCCTCTGCCGGTCCATCCCCGGCCCACATCGCATCGACGATGCTAATTGGCCCTAGCAGCGGCTCGGCGCTGATCCAGCGGATGGCGGCTGGGGTGTCGAGCAGGATCGGTAGGCGCTCGTCGGCGCGCTTCTGATCCTCGACTGAGACGCCGAGCCAGACATTCGGAAGCGGTCTGGCAAGGGCTTCGTGCGCGGTTTCGTAAACCCAGTCGGGCCGATCGCCGCCCCAGATCAGCGCGCCGTAACCAGCGATGAAGTCCCTGCGCTGCTCCATGCCGCGAATGTAATCGCGCATCCGATCGGGCCGCTTCGTCAGCACTTGGAATGTATGCTGGGGCGCTAGCGCCATCACGGCGAACACGTTGTCGATCCAGAGTTCGTTGACGCCTTCTGCGAACAAGTCGCCATGGGCGCAAACGAAGATCGCTCGTGGCTTTGTCCAGCGCAGGGGTTGGTCCAACCACTTCCTGTTGAACCGGATTTCGCCGGTCCAGACCGGGCCGGCCTTCGTGTTGCGCGTGAGGCCTTCACGGCTCGGGTGGTTCTTCAACCGCGTGCCGGCGAGCTTCATCGCATAGCAGTTGGTGCAGCCGGGGGAGACGACCGAGCAACCGGTGATCGGGTTCCAAGTCGCGTCAGTCCATTCGATCGTGGTGCCATCAGCCATTGGCGCTCTCCGGATCGGGAAGGATGACGCCGCCGCTCTGGTTTACACAGGCAGCGATGAGGGTGGCGAGCGCGCTGACTTGGTCGTCAGGCTGGAAGCCGTTGCTATCGACGGTTAGGACGTCGCGACCATCGGCGTCGAGAACAACGCCGCATTCGCTCTCTGACGGGCGGAGCGGGAGCTTCACGCCTTGTTCGAGGAAGGCCTGTTCGAGAGGCGGTGACGTGTTCTTGCTCATCGCCGGAAAGCCCTCGGCGCGCGCCGAGCACCCATCGCGATGCTCTCCTCGATCCTCTGCATCGAAGCTTCGAAACGTCCGTCGGCGTCTGTCTCGATGGTGATCTTTACCTGCTGGGGATCGCCAAGAGCGGCAAGCACCTCGTCCGCTGAAATGCAGATGTGATGCGCCATCAGCGCCATCAGCTCGGGCTCTTCGCCGTCTCGCGTCCAGATGATCAGGCGCTTACCTCGGCCGGCAAACCAGCCGGCCTCAAGGTGCGCAGATCGGCCGCAGGGCAGCAGCAGGACGCACGTGTCGGCCCACTCCATACCGCGAAAGTCGTTCATGTAACCGCGTGCGGCGATGGGGTGCGTCGTCAGCAGTTCGCGATAGCTGGCTGCGGACCAGCCCTGCCAATCCGGATCGATCTCCGACCATGCGAAACCCTTGACGCCGTTGGGCGGGTTGCGGAAGTCGTAGACCTGGTGTCCGTTGGTGCGCAGCAGTTCGACGGCGGCGGGCTGATGCTCGTTGCGCCAGCTCGATGCGAGATAGATGCGGGCCATTATGCCTTCTCCCTGATCAGTTTGATTTTGCGGATCTCACCGGCCGCGATGCCGCGCGTCTCGGCGAGCTTGCGAGCGGCGATGGCGTCAGGCGCCTGGACGTCGATCGGCGCGGCGTCGGGATCTTGGAGGTGGATGCGGAAGGGCAGCGTCATGCGGCCCTCCCGGCGCGCTCGTCGAGCGCCTTGACGTGCATGGTGATGCGCGGGAGCGAGATGGGGCGGACGTCATAGCCGCCTCGCTCGCCGCCCTGGCGCGCGAACACGACGACGCGGCGTTCATCTTCGCGGATGCCGCGCTTCTCAGATGCGCGCCACTGCTCGCAGCGGGCATAGACATAGTCGTGCATCACGTGATCCATCACACCGAAGGTCTCAGCGAGGCGGACGATCGTCATGCCGGCAAGGAAGCCGGCGCGCACGGCGGGCTCCTTCAGCATGGCTGGCGAGTTGGACAGGCTGGCACGCGAGCGGCGAAGGCCGACGACGGGGTGAGACATCTTCATGCCAGCACTCCCACGGGCGCGAGCAGGCATGCATGCAGCTGGCCCATGTTGCGGGCCGGGTCCTGGTCGGGCTGGCGCTCGAAGTAGGCGTGGGCACTCTCGGCAATCGACAGGCAGCAGATCTCCTCGATCGGGCGGTCGAAGACTGCGGAGATGACGCGCAGCCGCTCTGCGGTCGCGCTATCGATATGAACGGTGATGTGAGACATGGTTCCTCCTGAGGTCCGCCGGCCGTCAGCGGCCGGGCGCGATGAAGAGATCGAAGAAGAGATCCTGCAGCAGCTCGCGGTCGATGCCGTTTGCGGCGGCTACCTCGCGAAACTCGCGGTTCGGGTGAACAAGGCACTCGATCAGGGCTTTGCGCTCGGCGTCGGTGACGTCGGCGTCGGCGAGCTGGCTGAGGACGAAATAGGCGCTGCGGCCGGGTGTGGCGCTGCGTGGTTCCGGTTTCGGAACGAGGGTGAGGGCGGGCGCAGTCATCGACGGGCGTCCGAAGCGTACTGCCATTCCTTGCGCAGCACGGTGTCGCTGGCGAGGCCCGCGGCGAGCAGCATGGACATGCAGAGCACGAGGATAGCGCAGGCGAGGAAGAAGCGGCTCGGGCAGGCTTCGAGCCGTGCCTTGTGATAGCCGGTAAAGCGATCGTTCATGACCAGAAAGCTCCAGAGAATGACGAGATGAAGGGGGAGCGACGCGGCGATGCCGGCGAGCACGCCGCGCACGAACCAGACAGGCAAGTCGATTACAGGGGACAGCTGCGGTTCGTGGCGGCGGGCTCTCCTCGCCATGGCGCTTTACGCCGCCTGGGCCATGGCGGTGGCGAGTTCGGTGGCCTTCAGGCCGTGAACCCTCACTTCTGCGGGGGTGAAGTCGGCGATCGTGATCAGGTCGCGATCGGTGCAGCAGCCGTGGTCGCGCGTGATTTCAAACATGGCCTTCGCCATGCGCCTGGTCGTGTTCTGGGTGTTCAGTCCGCCGTTCGGTTGCATTGCGATCTCTCCACGTGGGGGTTGGTGAAAACCTCCCGGGCGGCGCGGAGACGCTGAACCTTTGATCCGCGCCGCCCTTCGACGAGGAGGCACGGAAAAAGTTGCACTTTATGCAACTATCGTCAACAAAAATAGTTGCAAGTAATGCAACCACCTTGTTGCACGGAATGCAGCAAGATGGAATCAACCGATTAAAATTTGAGGATTGTCAGTCTTCGGAAGGCTTCGCGGGGATGCCGCGTGCGTCGAGCACTTCGTTCATCACGCTTACGAGAAGGCTGCGCATATCGGCATCGCTCAGGGCACGCGTGAGTTGATCGTCGAATGTTGATTCGAGACGCGCGACAATCTCGGCGGTCATCGACCGGCGATTGTCCTCGGCGGCTTGCGAGATCTGCGATCTCAAGGGCTCTGGCAGCCGCAAGCGAAATTGATGGTCCTCTCTGCTCATGGTGCACAGATGGCATAAATCAGGTTTGACCGATATGCCTCACGCATGCCACAGATGTTAGCCCCACGGTGGGGCATTGGAGGATGTGATGGATGAAGTGAGAATGTCCGTCCGGCTGCCAAAGGATGTCGTCGACTTCCTCGGCCGGATGGCAAAGGAGAATTTCACGTCACGGAACGCTGAGGTTATCCGCTCGGTTCGCGAGCGGATGAAGCGGGTGCAAACGGGGGCGGACGAGGCTGCGGAGTAGGGCCTCTGGTTGTTCGCCCCTCCACATTGGGTTTTGCGTTGAGGGAACGGAATGGTTGAGGCAGGAAAGGGTAGGGGTTTCGGGACGGCGAGAGAGGGAGGTGCCGCCTGCAGGATCTTTGATGGTGCAGAACCCTCCGCTAGCGGCCTTGCGGACCCGATCGTTACGGCGATCTCTGCCTACCTGGTTGCGATGGATGATTTCAGGCGGAATGCGCCTGAGGATGATGCCGGCGCTGACGCTTATGCGCTGGCGACCTACAGGCGGCCGCTGCGGGTGCTGGAGCGTTGGCGGCGTCCGGCTTCAACTCGGTCAGGTGCGCTGGCGGCGTTGCGGCTGGCGGTGGAGGCCGAAAAAGACGGGGCCTTTGACCTCGTTGGCCCGATGCTTCGGGCGGGGCTGGCGTACTTTGAGGAGTAGCTGTCCGCAGCGCGCCGCCAATGGTGGCGCGCTTTCCTTTGATTCGCGGCTTAACCGTTGGTTCCGGTCTTGCCATTTTCCTTGAAGAAGATGCGCAGCATCTCGATCGCGCGTTCGCGCTGGCTTTCCGATTTGTCCTGGAAGAACTTAAGCAGCCAGTCGTCTTCCGGATCTCGGAAGAGGCCATGGACGTCCGTACCGAAGAGTGCGGCCAGTCGCTCGAGATATTCCTGCTTGGGTAGAGTTCCGCTGAACCAGCGGGAAACAAGCCCCTTGTCGACGCCGAGTTCGCGGCCGACGTCCGCCTGGCTGAGGTTTCGCTTCTCCGCCCACTCCGGAATGTAGTGGATGCGAACCGGCGTCTTGTCTGAGTGGATGTGCTCAATGTTGTTCATAGAAACAACCATAGACTTTTCGTTAGATGATTTCGTTATGGCGGCGTGCAACTAGGTGGCTTGTCAAAAGTTGCAACTTATGCAACTACTGACGCCATGAAACACGGTTCCGCCATCGCTCTGTATCGTGAAGCGCACGAGCTGACGCTCGAAGCGTTCGGATTGTTGTTTGATCCTCCGGTCGACAAGTCGACGGTGTCGCGCTGGGAGCGCGGCCGGCTCGATGCTCGACGGGCGGTCAATATTGAGGCGGTTACCGGAATACCCCGGCAGCATCTGTTGCCTGAGGTTTTTGGCGCTCCTTCGGAGGCGGCCGAATGACGAAGTTCCCCAAGCAAGGTGCGAGAAGAACCGGCGTCCTCCTCCCCGCCGGGTGCCTTGCTGCCTGGCAGGGGCGCGACATCTCCTCCCGTCGCGCTCCTGCCGCTTCTTTTCTGTCTGCCTACCCATGTGGCCCTCCGTGACGATGGGCTGAACCTACGCGCGGGCCGCTCGCGCTTCACTGAATCCTTATCCGAATTTCTTTCCTTGCTTTTCGCGGGGTGTTTCCGTGCGTTTTGATGAACCTGTCATGTTCCTGAAGGGTGCGACCGAGGCGAGCTTCAAGCTCGGCGGCGGTCTCACCTCGTTTGCCCTGCTGGCGCGTGTCGGTGTCTCGACGCTCTCGAAATACGCTTCGGTCAGCGAGGAATTCCGCGACAACGTGATCCCGGTCGATATCGCCGTCGAGGCAGACCGGCGGGCAGGCTCACCCATCATCATCGGCGAGGCGGCGCGGCAGCTCGGTTTCGACTTGGTGCCGTCGGGTGGAGCGGAGGCGGCAAAGCCGGTGACCGAGGCGGATGCACACCGGGTTCTCTATGAGGCGACAGACGTTTCGCGCGCGATCCTCGATGCGAAGGCTGACGGCAAGATTGACGCGCTGGAGCGCAAGAGGATCGCCCAGGAAGCGCGTGAGGCAATCCGCGCGTTGGAGCAGGTGCTGGCCGGACTGGAGGAGGGGTGATGTTTTCCACCCTCGACGTCCGGATCTCGGCCGAGGCTCGCGCCTTCCTTCGAACCGTCCGCCATGCGGGCGGTTCTCTGCATGTCGAGCAGGAATGGCAAGTCGACCTGGCGAAGGAATGCGCCCGTAACGGTCTGCTGGGTTTTGCCGGCGGCTCGATCGGCCGCGTGCCGCCGGTCTCTCGCGTCGAATTGACCGGTAAAGCCTACGCCTATCTCGACCGCATGATGAGGGCGCACTGATGCCCTCACTTTCCCGCCAGATCCTTATCGAGCGCGTGCTGCAGCTTTGGCACGGCGGGCAACACGACACCTTCGCCATCGCCGCCGAGCTGCGGATCGAAGAGCGCGAAGTCTGCCAAATCATCGAACAATCGGAAGGACGAATGCCGTGAGAAAGATTGAAATCTCGCGCGCCGATTTGCGCGCTGATGTGCAAGCCGGTCCGGCGCCGATGCTGGAATGGATCGATATCGACCGCCTGGTTGTCGACGACAGCTACCAGCGTGACCTGAAGCGCGCGAACTGGACGTCGATCCGGAGTATCGCCGCCGATTTCCGTTGGTCGATGTTCTCGCCTGTGTTCGTCGCGCCCGTCGAGGGGGGGGCATACGCGATAATCGACGGGCAGCACCGCACCCACGCGGCGGCGATGTGCGGCTTCAAACAGGTGCCTTGCCAGATCGTGCAGATGACGCGCGGCGAGCAGGCGGCGGCTTTTGCAGCCGTCAACGGCAAGGTGACGAAAGTCACCGTCTGGCAGCTCTTCAAGGCGGCGATGGCGGCGGGCGAGACGTGGGCCAAGGAAGCCGACGAGATCGCGCGCGAGGGCGGGTGCAAGATCCTGACCTATGGCAAGAGCCCGAAGGACAAGAAGCCGGGCGAGATCTACTCGATCAAGGGCTTCGTGAAGCTGATCGAGCAGCGCCCGCGCGGGCTGATCGTTGCGGCCCTTAAGATGCTGCGCGCGGCCGACGGCTACGGCGACAACCCCGATGCCTGGGGCAGCACGTATCTCATGCCGATCCTCATGGCGATCACCGAGCGGCCGGTGGCGATCGCCAATCCCGGCTTCGCGCGGGCCTTCGAAGATTTCGACGTCTGGGAGCTGGTCGATCGCGACGACGCCGAGCGGAAGGAAAAGAAGCGCCAGGGTATCGACTATCCGCCGCGATCGGAGACGCTCAGGGCCGGTGTTCTGGAGTGGATCGACAAGTCATTTCCGGCGCGTATTGCCCTGCCGAAACCTGCCAGCAAGTCCGAGATCATGGGGCGCATCGCCGCCGTGAAGGTGGGTTGAGATGAGCGAATTCAATCCCATGGCGGTTAACGGCAAGTCGGCCGCGGCTGGCGATGACACGCCGGCGCCGCGCGCCACCGAGAGGCCTGGCCGCGAGGTCTCCTCCAACCAGGTCGCGCGTGACCAGTTGCGCGCCTTCATCGAGCGGATCGAGCGACTGGAGGAAGAGAAGTCGACGATCGGCGACGACATCAAGGCCGTCTACGCCGAGGCGAAGGCCACGGGCTTTGAGAACAAGGCCATCCGCAAGATTGTCGCGATCCGAAAGAAGAGCCTCGACGACTACAACAACGAGATGGCGGTGCTCGACACCTACCTGGCCGCGCTCGGCATGCTTCCGGGAGGCGACGATGAGTGACGGATGGAAGTCGCCTTTTGAGGTGAAGATCGGCAACAGTGACCTGCCGGTCGCATTGCGCATAGGCCAGATCCACGTCGGGCATCGCTTGCGCACGGTTGATCAGGCGAAGGTTGATGCTCTCAAGGCCTCGATTGAAGAGCTTGGGCTGCGCACGCCGATTTCGGTGGTTGGCCCGATGCTTGCAGCCAACACTCCTTTGCAGATGGTCACTCTCGCGGCGGGCGCCCACCGACTCGAGGCGATGAAGCAGCTGGGCCGCGAATACATCGCGGCGATCATCCGCGACGAGGACGACCTCGACGCCGAGCTTTGGGAGATCGACGAGAACCTTTGCCGTGCCGAGCTTACGCCCGCCGACCGGGCCCTGTTCGTATTTCGCCGCAAGGAAATTTACCTCATGCGGCATCCGGAAACGGCCCACGGCGCGATTGGCAATGGTCGCGAGAAGAGTCGCCAAGTTGGCGACTCTACAGAAGAGCCGAAGCGTTTCACCACGGCGACCGCCGAGGCGACCGGGCAATCCGAGCGCGCCATCCAGCGCGATGCTGAGCGCGGCGAGAAAATCTCGGAGAAGGCGCTGCGCATGTTGCGCGGCACGCGCCACGACAAGGGCACCGTGCTTGACCGGCTGAAGAGCATGCGCGGTGAACAGGAGCAGGAGGTCTATGTCCGCGCGCTGTTTGATGCCGACAAGGCGACCGAGCATGAATCGAAGCAGATCCGGACCGACAAGCTGGCGACCAAGCGCGCCGTGCGGATCGGCGTCATCAACGCGATCGCGGAGCACGGCAAGCGCGCAGCGGGCGAGATGCCGCGCGCGGCATATGCCGTCGGGTATGCGGACCCGCCGTGGGAGCAGGAAGCCTGGAGCGACGAGACCGGCCAAGACAAGGGGCTGATGTATCCGCCCATGCCGCTCGACGATATCAAGGCGCTGTGCGCCGGCGACAAGAGCCCGTTCACGCGCGATGCAGTCCTCTTTCTCTGGGTCACCACGAACCGCCTTGACGACGGCATTTCCGTGCTCAAGGCCTGGGGCTTCGAATTCGTCTCGGCGGTCACCTGGGACAAGCAGCATATCGGCATGGGCCGCTGGGTGCGCGACCGGACCGAGCACCTGCTGATCGGCAAGCGTGGCGACTTCCCGGGCCCGATCATGGGGACGCAGCCGGAAAGCCTCTATTCCGAGGTGAAGGGCGATCACAGCCGCAAGCCGCTGTGGTTCGCCGAAATGATCGACCGGCTGTTTCCGGAGATGCGGAAGCTTGAGCTTTTCCAGCGCAAGGCGAGCCTCGGCGAAGGCGATGTCCGGCTGAACGGCATGTGGGACTTCTGGGGCTTCGAGGCCGGGGAGGACTGCCGGGCCGAAACTGTCGAACCTGTGACGGCCGCCGCACCGGTTGATCCGCTCGCAGAGATTCTGGTCGAAACCAAGCTCGCGCCAAGCGGCTTTTTTCTGCATCTTGATCGAGGCTTGACCAATCCCGCGACCTTGGACCTTCCGTCCAGGCTCTTCCGTTTCCCAATCGAATTTATGAGCGGGGAGAGGACCGGCGGCGAAAGCCGGTTGCTGCTGCGGCATCCGTTGCTCTGGCAGGTTTCTGACGTTGTCGAGTTTCTAGTAGATGTCGAAAAGAAGACGGGTGTCAGGCCGGTCTGGGAGCCTCTGGACGAATTTGGTCGCGACTTCGGCGAGGGGTGGCGCTGGTATCACGCTGTCGATCTTTGCAACGATCGGCACTGGCAAGGGTTGATTGAGACCATTCGATTTACCGATCGCGAAAAGGTCTTCGCCGCTGTGCAGATCGGGCTCGATAGCAAAAGTCTGTCGCTCAAGAACGCACGCGCAATCATGTCGGAGCTGGAAACCACCGAACCGGCGACGGCTTCAAGCGTGCAGTTGATGCTCGGCAAGGCGCTAATGCCGTACCAGCACGACAAGGGCAAGCTGATCTCGCCGAACATCGCGGTGCGGGACGAGGCAGGCGCCTGGCTTGTCATCCACGGCCTTGAAGATGGCTTCTTCAACTATGTCGGCAATTACCTCTCGGTGACGCCGGACGGTATGGCGCGCCGCAAAGCCGCCGTCACTCCTGCCGGCGTCGAGCCGGCTCTTCCCCTCGAATTGGAGAGCAGCGATGAAGCTTGAAACGACTGCGCGTATTCTGAAATCCGCTCTGACCGTCGTCGGCCGCGTGGTCGACAAGCGCAACACCATCCCGATCCTGAACATGGTCAAATTCGCGGATGGTGCGGTGACCGGCACGGACCTCGATAACGAGGTATCGGTAAAGTTGCCTTCGAGCGGCTTTGATGGCGCTGCCTGCCTGCCTTTGCATTTGCTCGCGCGCCTGGTCTCGCATCTCGCGCCGGACGAAATTGTGCGGATCTCGACGACCGACAAGGGGGCGACCATCAGCTTCTCCTCCGGTCGGTACGACTTGCCGACGATCGACGTCGGCGATTTTCCTGAGTTCACAATGGCGGAGGCGGCGCCGGTCGTGCTCGACGGCCAGCGCCTGAAAAAGGCTGTTACCTTTGTCGCGCCGTTTATCTCGAACGAAGAGACGCGCTACTACCTCAATGGCGTGCACATCTCTGAAGATGCGGCGGTGGCGACCGACGGGCACCGCCTCGGCTGGCACCCGCTCGGCTTCGAGGGGGGGGCATTCGGCAAGGCAATCCTGTCAAAACGTCTTGTCGATACGCTGATCGCTTCTCCAGCGCCGAAGTCGGCCTTGCTCGGCAATGGCAAGGTCGCATTCGAGATGGAGGGTATGTCGGTGCGCTCCAAACTCATTGACGGCACCTATCCAGACTATCGACGCGTCATTCCGACCATGTCGGCGAATGCTGCACGGCTGGTAGTGGACCGGCGCGCACTCCTGAAACTGATGGCCCGGGTGTCGGCTATGGGGGCCGTTCGCTTCGGATCGGGCGTGACCCTTGCCTGGGATGATGCTCGGATGGCGGTGGCCGCCAAGTTTGACGGTGGCGACGGCACGGCGCGCGAGACGCTGGCTGTGCTGCAGCCTTCGACGGGCGGCACGTCGACCTATAACTCCCACTATCTCGCCGCGGCGATGCGCTGCCTGCGCTCAGAAGTCGATGACGATAGTTTCGTCGTGCTCATGCCCATGCGCGGCGCACATGAAGATATCGCGGCGAGCCTCCTGACAGGGCTTCAGGCGGGGCGTGCAATGGATGAGGCGGCATGACGGGGCTATTGTTGCCGATCGTCGAGGAGCTGCTCGACGCCGCTGATCATCCAGAGCGGGCCCGCTGGCTTTTGGCTGTACCGCTCGACGTTCTGACACGTGAGCGGGTGCCGATCCGCCAAGCACTGGTCAAGGCCAATTTTCATGAGGGACTTGCCTATCTCGAAGCCGAGATCGCGGCGATATGCGCCGTTCGCGGCCGGGACGGGCTTGCCCCAACTACCGTGCGCACGACGCGGGAATATGCCCGCATCGGCGTCCAAGTCATTGCGCGCGGAGGGGCGCCGCAAGCCGAAGGGGACAGACATGATACCGCTCGAACGCGCTAGCCAGCGCCGCTCGCGCTCCGCCGCCATGAGCGGAAAAATGACCGACCTGAAGGCACTTGCTGCCGTGTTTCTCTGGAAATCCGGGCATTTCGACACGCTCGACATCTCTGACGTCCTCGGCGTCGGCGAGGATGCCGTTTGCCGAACCCTTGCAGCCGCAAGGCATATCGAAAGGGTCGGGCAGTGAGCATCGCCATCATGTCACAACTGTTTAAGGCGCATCTCGGCTCGACCGGACGCAAGATGCTCGCAGTGCGCTTGGCGGACTTCGCCGACGACGACGGCAAGGGCATCTGGCCGACCGTCGGGCGGCTTTCGCGCGAGACCGAGCTTTCGGAGCGCACGGTGCAGCGCATCCTCGCCGAGTTCGTCGACGAGGGAATTCTGGTCGTCGTGAAGAAGGGCGGGAGCAAGCCGGGCGAGGGCACGCGCTACGACTTCAACATGGCCGTTCTCGGCCGTCTTCCCTCCTCGAAAATGGTTGCCGACGGGTGTCATGGTGTCACCCATGACACGGTGTCACCCGTGACATCGGCGACAGCTACGGGTGACACTGACGACGCCGACGGGTGTCACGGTGACACCCAAACCGTAATAGAACCACCAATAGAACCATCAGAGAGAGAGGGTGCGCGCGAAGCTGATTTGAAGGATCGGGATGATCCGTCGAAGTTCGGCAAGCGGGTGAAGGCGCTGGAGATGGGCTCGGCGAACAATCCGTGGCCGGGAGCAATCGCCTCGTCGACGGCATGGGCTCTCCAGCAGTTCGAGAAGCTGACCCCGGAAGAGCGGCGCATGGCGGAAGAGCGCCGCGACGCCTATCTCGCCGAGTGCAAAGCGCAGAAGGTCAAGAACGTCGCCCTCGGCGTCTACCTGCGGGACAAGAAATTCCTCGACGTGGCGGTGACAGCCAAGGCGCAGGCCTCGACTACGAAGATCGTTGTCCCTTCGTTCGGGCCTGTTTGGGCCGGGATGCGGGCGCTAGCGCTGCTGAATGGCCCAGAGCATGTCGACGTGCCGCTCGACGTGCGCGATCGCGTCAAGCAGACCTTCGAGGCTCTGAGGCGCGCTAGCGAGGCGCGTGCCATGGCCTATCTCGCAGGCAAGGGCATATCCCTCGGTCACGACGGCGAGTTGATTTTCCCCGAAGGCTTCGTTGCGGCAGAGCGCGGTCGGCGTGAGCTGGAGAGCGGTTATCCAGCCGTTAATCGCTTGCACAAGATGGCGATGGGCTTCGAACGCGGATCAGAGGATGGGCGCTTCCAGGCGCTCGCCGATCTCTGCGAGGCGGTGCCAGTAGGCTCAGAAGTGTTCGAGCTATGGCGCGATCATCACGCGCGCATGAACTGGCCCTTCGTGCCCGATGCGGGCTCGATGCGTGTCGTCTACTTCCCCAAAGGCGGGCCGGCAGGCCTGGAGCAATTCGCAATCGCCGCACGCGCAGCTATCGCAGAGGATCGGAGCCATGATGATGCAGCATAAGGAACTGGTGGGCAGCCCGATCGCGAATGACGGCAGGGACGGCTTCCGCGAGCGCATGCGGAGAATCACCGACGGCATGCTCGATGAGGGCGCCTTGGTGACGCTGAATTGCCGAATCAACGGCGGGAAGGCGCCTTGGTTCGCTCTCCGGGTCTGGACAGGCCGGGAGAAGGCTGTGGAAAAGACGCTCGAAGACATGGGTATCCGATCGCTAGTGCCGATGCGGAAAGGACCGGATTACCGTCGTCGCGGTCGTATTATTCGAGGTGTTTTGGTGCCCGTTGTCCATGGTTATGTACTGGTGCAGCTGTTGCCGAGACCCGAATATCTTGCCGGATTGCAGGGTGTTGAGCATGCGATTGACGTGCTCGGCGGCTGTGAGCAACCGAGGCGGCTTAGTGATGCAGAAGTCAACAGATTCAATACACTTGCGCGCGGTGGCGAATATGATTTCGAGCGTCCGACAGACATCGTTGTCGGGGCTGGTGACCGTGTCCTGATCACTGCGGGACCGTTCGATAGGATGCCGGCTACCGTCGTGACGCCGAACAGGAACAGGCGTGGCGACGTTGTCGTCTCGGTCAGCATCATGGGTGGCGAGGTTCCGGTTACTGTCCCTCTTGCATTGATCGAAAGGTTGTGAGAGTCATTTCGCCATTGGACAAGCTGATGATCCCGTAGTGAGCCTCTGAGAACGCACGAGAGTGCGGGGCGGAAAGCCCGAGGTTGGTACACCGGTCAGCCCCAGCCCTGACAGTCTCCCAAGCGAGACGCTTCGATTCAGGGCCAGTGCGAAAGCTATAATCAGACGACAGGCGGCCGAGAGGTCGCCTTTTTCATTTAAAGGATATGAAGCGCGCAAAGCAGTTTCGACCAGCAGGCGCGCCGACCAGGCAAGAGCAGAAGCGGCAGGCGGATCGGTGGCGGGGCAGCGCAAGCGAGCGCGGTTACAATCACCGTTGGTCGAAGGCCAGCAAGACGCACCTCACTCGAATCCCCCTGTGTATCGGCTGTAAGGCCATGGGCCGCATCGAGCCAGCAACGCTGGTTGACCACGTTGATCCTCACCACGGCGATCCCGACAAGTTCTGGGACACCAGCATGTGGCAGTCGTCATGCAAGTGGCACCACGACAGCGTGAAGCAGAGGCTTGAGCAGCTCTATGCGCATCGCCGCATCGGTCTCAAAGACCTGTGGCTCGATAGCGAAGTTGCAATCCGGATCGCGCAGGGCTTGCGATGTGAAGAGGTCGACCAGTGACCCCTGCATGGGAGGGGGAGGGCGAAAGTCTCAGACCCCTACCGACCTGACCGGCGCCCTAACGACAAAAAAAGCGGCGCTATATTTTTGACGATAACTTTTTTTTCGGGACCGGGCGGGGCGGTTGGCCGACAAGCGGATGACTGATCGACCATGGGACGGCGCAAGGATGACCCGTTGTTGCAGGCTGCGAAGGGCTTTCCCGGTCGCCGTCGTGGCAAGGTCGAAAAGGAAATCGAGGCGGCGGCCGAAGCGGCTGCCGTGCAGCCGGCGACTGCGGCTGATCCGTTCCCCACTCCGGAAGAGTTCCTGAAGGCGCCGGCTTACTGGTCGGTCGCGATCAAGATCTGGAAGGAACAATCGGAGGTGCTTCGGACTGCTGGTCGCCGTCGGCCTGGCTACCGTCGAGCGCTCGCCCGCTACTGCATGTGGTCGCAGTTCTTCTTCGCCGCCGGCGAGCAACTGCGGAAGGATCTGCCTAGAGGCGGTGCCTCGATCAAGGTCAAGAAAGGTGATGGCGAGTGGGTCACGCGCATTCACCCGAACATCGACTTCATGGCGAAGGCCGAAACGGCGCTGCGGCTGCTCGATGCAGAGTTCGGCTTCACGCCGGTGCGCGACCAGGACCTGGTGCGCGTCGAATCCTTCAACGCCGGTCAGGGCAAGTTGCCGCTCGGCGGCTCCGCCCCGTCGCAGTCGTCGCGACCGGCGCCGGCAGGACAGCCGATGGCCGATCCGATGGACCTGATGAACGCAAGCGACAGCCCACCGCCTGGCACGCGAACACAGTGAGGAGCCGACATGGCCGCGCAATATCCGCTGGCCATACCCTATCCCGACTGGCTGGCAGAGGTTGCCGACGATCCGGCCTACAAGTGGGCGATCTCGGGCTGGGACCGGGCCGCCGCGGTGCCCGGTGCGTGGTTCGACTACGCCAAGGCTGACAGGGTCGTCGAGCGTTGGCCGGAAATCTTCCGGCTCACAAACGACCGCTTCAAGGGCGTGCCTTTCCGCCTGGTGAAGTGGCAGGCGATCACGGTTCGATTGCTGGTCGGCTGGAAAAAGCCGATCGAGGTTATCGATCCGGCGACGCATCTGCCCGCGATCGAGCACGTTCGGGTGTTCAAGCGGCTGGATCTCTGGATTCCGCGCAAGAACGGCAAGTCTGAGTTCCTCGCGGCGATCGCCGTGCTCTTCTTCGTCCTGGAGAAGGTCAACGGCGCGGAAGCCTACGTCTTCGGGCGCAACGAGGATCAGGGCCGCGTCCCTTTCGGGAAGATGCAGGACATCATCCGCGAAGCCGACGGGCTGATGGAGGATGTTCACGGCAACGAACGCATTTCGTTGCACGACAAGACGATCTTCCTGCGTGAGACGACTTCTCTGTGCTCGCTTCTCACGGGCACTCCGGACGGAAAGCATGGTCGCTCGCCGACAGTCATCGTCGGCGACGAGATCCACGAATGGAAAACGCGCGATCTCGCCGACAACCTGCGGCAAGGCACCGGCGCCCGGCTCCAGCCGATCGAACTTTACGCTTCGACGGCGGGTCGGAAGCAGAACAGGACAGGCTTCGAGTGGTTCGAAGAGTCGATGGCCATCATGCGTGGCGACATCGACGACCCGACGACGCTGGTCGTGTTCTTCGGCATCGATGAGGATGACGACTGGACCGACGAGGCGACTTGGCGGAAGGCAAATCCGAGCCTCGGCCTCACGCCGACGCTGGATTACCTCCGCACCGAGTACAAAAAGGCCAAGGGTCGGCCGGCGCTAGAAGCGATTTTCCAGTGCTACCACCTCAACCGGTGGGTCGATCAGCTCTCCGGCTGGATACCACGCCCGAAATGGGCGGCTTGCAGCGATCCGTCAAAACCCTGGCGCACGCTCTGGGCGCAGCACAAGGGGCGGCGAGCCTTCCTCGCATGCGACGTCTCGTCGACGAAGGACATTACCGCCCTCGTCGTCGTTATCCCACCTGATGATCGGCATGAAAAATGGGTGATCATTCCGCTTTTCTGGGTGCCCGAGGCGACGCTCGACGAGCGAGCGCAGCAGGACAAGCGGGTGAATTGGAAGCAGTGGGTCGCCGACGGCGCGCTTCGGACCACGCCCGGCGACTCCGTCGACCAGAATTTTGTGCTGGAGGCGATCAAGGACGCCTTCGGGCAGTTCGAGGTCCAGGCCTTCGGCTTCGACCCTTGGAACGCGCGGAAACTTGCCGGCGACCTCCAGCGCGACGGCATGGACCCGGAAGTACAGGTCGAGATGCGGCAAGGGCACCAAACCTTGTCGGGGCCAACGAAGGAATTCGAGCGGCTCGTCTTCGCAGAAAAGGTCGAGCACGGCGCGCATCCGGTTCTTGCCTGGATGGCGGGGCACTGCACGGTCAGGTTCGATGTGAACCTGAACTACGTGCCCGACAAAAAGAACTCTTTGGACAAGATCGACGGCATCGTCGCCACGGTAATGGGCGTCGGTCTCGCGATGGGGGGCGAGGAAGACGGAATGGACGGCTACTTCAAGAGTCTGGCGGGTGCAGCGTGAACATTCTCCGAAAAATGGCAGGGTTTTTCGTTCGCCCGTTGGACATCACCGATCCGGGATCGTTTCAGTCGTCGGCAACGCGCGTCGATTCGGGCGAGATCGTCACCGGCAGCAGCGTTCTAGGCCTTTCTGCCGTGTGGGCTTGCGTCAACCTCCTGGCTGGTACGATCGCCAGCCTCCCGGTCATGGTCTACAAGATCAATGCCAAGGGCGAGAAGGAAGTCGACAAGGCGCACCCGCTCTATCGCCTCCTGCACGACAGCCCGAATTACGATCAGACGGCAGTCGATTTCTGGGAATTCACTAGCGCCGCCGTCGAGCTGCGTGGCAACGCTTACGCAAAGATCGAGCGCAACGGTGACCGCCCCATCGCATTGCGACCGGTCGCACCACAGATCATGTCGGTTCGCAGGACCGCGCAAGGTCCGATCGAATACAGTTGGACACAGGATGGCAAGTCCTACGTCGAGACCGAGAAGAGCGTCCTACATATTCGTGGTTTCGGTGGCGATCCGCTGGGTGGGCTATCGACGCTGCACTTCGGTCGCAACACGTTCGGCCTTGCCCAGGCGATCGACAGATCTGCCGGATCGACCTTTCGGAATGGCCTGCGCCCTTTCTTCCAGGTCGTTTTCGAAAAGTGGCTGACGCCGGAGCAGCGAGAACTGGCCGAAACACGGATGGTTGAAAAGTACAGCGGGGCGGTCAACGCGGGTAAGCCCTACATCGCGGAAGGCGGAGCCAAATTGGAGCCGCTTTCCCTAAAACCTGAAGACGCCCAGATGCTGCAATCTCGGAGCTTTTCCGTCGAGGAAGTCTGCCGTTTCTTCGGCGTCCCGCCTTTCATGATCGGGCACACCGAGAAATCCAGCAGCTGGGGCACCGGACTCGAGCAGCAGACGCTGGGGTTTCAGAAGTTTACGCTCCGCCGTCGATTGAAGCGCATAGAGCAGGCGCTGGAAAAGCAGCTCCTGACGCCGGCCGATCGGGCGAAAGGCGTCTCGATCGAGTTCAGCCTCGAAGGCCTGTTGCGAGCCGACAGCGCCGGCCGCGCACGGTTCTATCAGATGATGACCGGTATCGGCGCCATGACGATTAACGAAGTCCGGGCGCTCGAAAACCTTCCCGCCGTCGAGGGCGGCGATGTCCCGCGCATGCAGATGCAGAACAAGCCGATTACCGAGATCGACGAAGAGGCCGTCCGGCAGCTGATTGCCGAGCAGAGAGGGCAGAGCGAATGACCAGCTTCCACAGCTTCCCGAGAATGGAAAAATCCGGTGACGACGCGATGCTGAAAGTCGGCGCCTGCGTCGAGGTCAAGGCCGATTCCTTAAAGGAAAGCGGCGAGTTCGAGGGGTACGGATCGACCTTTGGGGGCAAGCCCGACAGCTATGGCGACGTCATCGCCGCTGGCGCTTTCACTGACACGTTGGCGGCACACAAGGCCGCCGGGACCATGCCGAAACTGTTTTGGCAGCACGATCCGAGCAAGCCCATCGGCAGGTGGCTCGATGCCAAGGAAGACGGCAAGGGTCTCTTTCTCCGTGGAAAGCTGAACATGGATGTGCAGCAGGCCCGAGAGGCTTACTCGCATCTCAAGAATGGCGACATCGACGGCCTCTCGATCGGCTATCGCATCAAGGAATACTCGGTCGATACCGAGACCCATGTTTGGACGCTTGAGAAGCTGGACCTCAGAGAGGTTTCCATCGTCTCGATCGGCGCGAATGAGAGCGCGACGATTTCCAGCGTCAAGGCTGTCAAGCAGCTACAGGGACTAACCGAAAAGCTGAAGGCCGGGGACCGGCTGACAGAGCGGGAATTCGAGACTTGGCTCAAGGGCTTGGGCTTCTCGAATTCACAGGCGGAGCGTGCCGCGCGTCTCCACCTGAAAGGGCAGAGGGAATCTGCCGGTGCGGAAGAAGCGCTTGCCTTCCTGCAAGCAATGCGGGGCTGAAAGCCTCCACCACCTCAACCACATTTCAGGAGATTCCCATGTTGGGACATAAGCGATACGCCCTCGCGGCGTCGACCCTTGCCGTGCTCGGCGCCATGACGGCTTTTGAGCGCGCCGCCGGCCGTTACCTCCGTGCACCCGACCACACTTCCGAAGGGACGAAGACCGCCGCCGAGCTCGCGGCCGAAATCAAGGCCGATCACCAGAAGGCCATCGACGGTGTCAAGGCCATCGCCGAGGAAGCGCTCGGCAAGGCCAAGGCCGGCGAGACCTTGACGACCTCGCTCAAGGAAAAGGCTGACGAAGCGCTCGTCAAGATGAACGAACTCGTCGAGCAGGTTGCCCAGGTCGAGCAAAAGATGGCGCGCGGCGGCGGCCAGGGCGGCGAGGGGGCCAAGTCGTTAGGCGAGCAGTTTACAGAAAGTGAGGGCTTCAAGGCCTGGCAGGACGGTGGTTTCTCCAAGAACGCGCGCGGCGCTGATCTGAAGATCAAGGCGACCCTCACCTCAGCTACCACCGCCGCCGCCGGCTCAGTCGGCGATGCCATTGCTCCGACGCGTCTCCCGGGCATCCTGGAACTTCCGCAGCGGCGCCTTACCGTGCGCGGGCTCATTACGCCCGGTCAGATGGGCGGCAACACGATCGAATATGTCAAGGAAACCGGCTTCAACAACAACGCCGGCATGGTTGCCGAAGGCGATGCCAAGCCCTCGTCCGATATTCAGTTGGAGCTCGTGACGACCTCGGCGAGGGTCATTGCCCACTGGATGAAGGCCTCCAAGCAGGTGCTGGAGGACATCCCGCAACTTCGCTCGATGATCGACGCGCGCCTCGATTACGGCCTGGCACTCAAGGAAGAACAGCAGTTGCTGAACGGCGACGGAACGGGCCAGAACCTGCTCGGTATCATCCCGCAGGCGACGGCATACGCTGCCCCGATCGCGGTCGAAGACATGAGCATGCTCGACGTCCTGCGCCTGGCAATGCTCCAGGCAGCTTTGGCCGAGTACCCGGCGACCGGCCATGTGTTGCACCCGACCGATTGGGCGTACATCGAGACAAAGAAGGACAATATCGGCCGCTACATCATCGGCAATCCGCAGGGCTCAGTTGAGCCGACGTTATGGCGTCTTCCCGTCGTCGAAACACAGGCCATCGCGCCGCGCAAGTTCCTGACCGGCGCCTATCGTCAGGGTGCGCAGCTGTTCGACCGTTGGGAGTCGCGCATTGAGGTCGGCTATGTGAACGATGACTTCACGAAGAACCTCGTGACCATCCTCGGCGAAGAACGCCTGGCGCTCGCGGTGTATCGCCCGGAAGCGTTCATTTATGGCGATTTCGATACGGCCTTGGCTGCCTGATCTCTGATCGGCTCAGCAAGGCGGGCGGCAATCGCCGCCCGCTCTCTGAACCGATGGAGAGTCGATCATGTCTAATCTTTTTGAGTGGAAAGTCCTGCGGCGCCACGACGGTGACCGCCTCTATGATGAGGGCGAGGTCCGCATCGGCACCAAGCCCGATCTGGGCCACCTGTCTCCCAAAACCCTGCAGCTGATCGGCCCGGCGCGCGCGCGCAAGGCAGACGCTTCCCCGTTGAACAAGGCCGAGCGCGCTCCTGCGAACAAGGCCAGCACCGGCCGCAAGGCCAAGTAAAGGCCTGCGGGCCGAGAAAGGAAGACCGAACATGAAACGCTTTAAGGTGACGGTTACCACGGCCGCCGACGGAACCGCGATCGGGTACACCCCGCGTACCTCCGGCAAGGTCCATCAGATCGAGTACGTCAAGGACGGCGCCAACGGGTACGCAAACGGCGTCGACTTTACCGTGACCGGCGAGGCGACCGGTGTCGGAATCTGGGCCGAGAGTGACGTGAATGCTTCCGCCATCCGTGCTCCTCGCCAGCCTACCCATTCGCAGGCGGGCGCCGCATCTCTGTACGCGGCCGGCGGCACGGGCGTCCAGGACAAGATCGGCATCGCCAATGATCGCGTGAAAATTGCTGTCGCTCAGGGCGGCAGCGCGAAGGTCGGCGTTTTCCACGTCCTGATTGATGGCTAACCAAATGCACCGTCCCGTTCTTGTGACTCCGCCTGCCGATATGGCCGTGTCGATCGAGGAAGCGATGCGGCAGTGCCGTATCAGCGCCGACAACTATGATGCTGTTGGGTTGATGGAAATTCAGCAGCTGCTCGGCGCCTATATCCTTGCCGCGACAGAGCTTCTCGACGGCTGGACCGGCATTCTGGGGCGGTGTCTGAAAACGCAGGTGTGGCGGCAGGATTTCGACGGGTTCGGCCGTTGCCTGCCGCTCGGTCTCGGGCCGGTCAGCGCGATCGGTTCCGTGACGTGGCGCGACGGCGAGGGGCAGCTCTCGACCGTTGGTCCTGCCGACTATGCGTTGGCGACGGATGGCGGCGGTCGCAGCACCGTGCGCTTCCGCAATGCCTGGTCGATGCCCGGCGATCTCTATGAGTCTGCCGCCGTTTCGGTGACCTATACGGCCGGTAGCGCCAGCGTGCCGGTTCCAATCCAGCAGGCGATCCTGCTTGCGGTCGGCGCCTGGTACGAGAACCGGGAGGAGACCGTGATCGGGACGATCGCCTCCAGCCTGCCGGCGAGTGTTGCGATTGATCGGTTGCTGGCACCTTATCGGCGGACGGGTCTCTGATGCGCGCCGGGAAACTGGACAAGCGCGTCGCCATTCTGCGCGAGCAGGAGACCGGCCGTGATGAGGTCAATCAGCCGATCATTGAATGGGTAACGGTTGCCACCGTGTGGGGGCAGCTCGCGCCGGATCGCGGGGGCGAGCGCATTGAGGCGCAGCAGCTGACGGGCGCGGAGAACGCGACATTCCGGATCGGCTATCGTGGCGATCTCACGGTGAAGGACCGGGTCACCTGCGAGGGGCGAGCCTGGGATATCCGAAGCGTGCGCGAAATCGGCCGCCGGGTCGGCACTGAGTTCGACGTGACGGCGAGGGCGGATTGATGCGGACGAAGGTCAAGGTCGAAGGCCTGCGCGAATTGGAAAAGGCTCTCCGGGATCTCGGCAAGGTGACCGCCCGCAATGTCGGGCGGCGGGTGCTAACGAAGGCGGCGGAGCCGATCGCGGATGCGGGCCGGGCGAATGCCCCGCTTGGACCGACCGGGAACCTCAAGGATTCCTATGGTGTCGGCACGAAACTGACACGGCGGCAATCGAAGCTTAACCGGAAGCAAAGCCCCGTCGAGGTCTATGCCGGGCCGAACGATCCCGCCGCAGTCCAGACCGAATTCGGCAACGAGCACCAGGCGGCAAAACCCCACCTTCGCCCCGCGTGGGATGCGAACAAGGACCGCTCGCTCGACATCATCAAAACCGGTCTCGTGACCGAGATCGAAAAAGCCACGGCCCGCGCGCAGCGCAAGGCCGAACGCGAAGCGCGAAAGCTCGGCGGTTGATCCTATGGAAGAAGCATTGACGGCACTTCTGCTTAGCGATGCCGCCGTCAAGCGGCTGATCGGTACGCGGTTGCATTGGGGCAGGGCGCCACAAGGCGAAAAGCCAGACTATCTCGTGCTTCAAACGATCGGCGGCAGCCCTTCCTATCACATGCAGGGCGCATCCCTCGTAGACCAGCGCGTGCAGTTCGACGCTTACGCCGAAACCTATCTAGCGGCGAAGCGGATCTCCGAGGCGGTGTTGCAGCTGCTCTCCGGCTACCGCGGCATTATCTCGGGCGTGCGGATCAAGGGCGGATTTGTCGACAATATCCGCGATCTCCCGACCGAAACCGACGTCAAGAAACTCTTCCGCCGGTCGGCGGACATCATCATCTGGCACTCACGCCTCTGAAAGGGAGCCTGTCATGGCAGACACTGAAGCATCCATTGGTTACGGCATCACTTTCGAGATGGCCGATCTCGCAACCCCGACGGTGTTCACCTACATCGCCGAGCTGAACGATATGACGCCGCCGTCGGAAGAAACCGACCAGGTCGACGCGTCGCATTTCCAGAGTCCGAACCGGACGCGGGAGTTCATCGAAAGCCTGACGGATGCCGGCGAGGCTTCCTTCGAGATGAATTACGTTCCGGGCTCGGCGTCCGACAAGGCGCTGATCGCCTCGAAGGGCAAGCGCAAGTGGTGCCGCATCACGTTCCCGAACGGTGTGCAGATCCTCTTTGTCGGTAGCCGGCAGACCTATGAGAAGGCGGCGCCGCTCGACGACAAGATGACGGCGACCGTGACCTTCAAGGTTTCGGGCGATCCGATCCAGACTGATCCGACCGCGCCGCGCAACATCGTCGCGCCGACGGTCACCGGCACGGCCAAAGTCGGCGCGCCGCTGATCCTTGATCCGGCTATCTGGGCCGGCGCCGAGACCTTCACCTTCCAGTGGAAGGTGGCCGGAGTTGCAGTCTCTGGCGCGACGGGCACCTCTTATGTGCCCGTTACCGGCGATATCGGCGATACCATCACCTGCGAGGTCACCGGCGCGAACGACAACTTCAACACGATGGTTGCGACCGCCGCGACCGGCGCCGTTGTCGCCTAAGGGTTGGTCATGACGAACAGCGTTAAGGGCGTCGTCACCCGTGAAATCGACGGCAAAACATATGGCTTCCGGCTCGGCACCAACGAATGGTGCGAGCTGGAGGATGCGTTGGGCAAGAGCACGACAGCCATCGTGCGCGATCTGGAGGCGATGGCGAAGGGCAAGGACGTCGACCAGCGTCTCTTCCGCGCCATCTTCCGGGCGGCTCTCAGCTTCTCCGATCCCGAGGCGACCGCGCACGACGCCGGCAATATGATGGAGTCCATGGGCCTTGAGGCTGCCGGTCTCCTCGTCGTCGAGGTCGTACAGCTCGGCATGCCGAAACAGACGGCAGGGGCGAAGCGCCCCGCGGGAAAGCCGAAGCGGGTGGGGCGCCCCTAGACTGGGACGCTCTGCTCGCATCCTGGGTCGAGGTTGGGCAGGACCCCGCGCTCTTCTGGAATCTCACGCTTCGCGAAATCGACATCATCGTTCGCGGTGCAGTCGCCGGACAACGCAAGCGGCAGAATGAACTGCTGACCGCTGCCTGGTTCATGGCAAAGCTCAATGTCTATGCGCCGCAAAAGGCCAAAGACTTCGTCAAGCTGGAGAAGATCCTTCTCCGCGATGCCCCCTCGAAAGCCGCAAAACCCCACTGGCGCGACGTGCTCGCGAAGATGAGCGGCTGGGCGAAGCCCAAGCAAGGATAGTCAATGAACTCCGTCATCGGTGCGCTGCGCGTCGTGCTCGGTCTCGACACGGCGGCATTTGAAAAGGGTGCTGCCGGCGCGCCGCGCACGCTCTCGAAACTCGGAAAGAGCCTGCAGAACTTCGGCGCGTCGATGACGACCTATGTCACGGCGCCGCTTGCCGCAGCCGGCGGCGCCATCACGGCGGCGCTTTCCGGTATCTCCAGCGATATCAGCCAGCTCCAGAACTCGGCGAAGGTGGCAAATGCCGGCTTCGAGGAATTCCAGAAGCTGGCCTTTGCCGCCAAGTCCGTCGGCATCGAAAGCGACAAGCTCGGGGACATCTACAAGGATGTGAACGACAAGGTCGGCGACTTCCTGCAAAACGGCGGCGGGGAGATGGCGGATTTCTTTACCAACATCGCGCCGAAGGTCGGCGTGACGGCTGAAGCGTTTCGCAATCTCTCCGGCCCGCAGGCCTTGCAGCTCTACTATGACAGCCTGCAGAAAGCCGGCCTTAGCCAGGCGGAAATGACCTTTTACATGGAGGCGGTTGCCGACGAGGCGACGGCGCTCATCCCGCTGCTGCAGAACGGCGGGGCTGAGTTCACGCGCCTTGGCGATCGCGCTGTCGAACTTGGCGCGGTGTTTTCCGGCGATACGGCTGCGGCTGCGGCGAAGTTCAACACCTCGATGACCGAACTGGGCGCCTCATTGCGCGGTCTTGCCGTCGTGATCGCCAATAGCGGTTTGATCGAATGGGTGACGCAAGCGGTGCAGGCGATCACCGTCTTCGTGCAGCAGCTCGCGCAGACGAACCCGGAAATCGTGAAATGGGGGGCGATCGTCGGCGGCCTCGCTGCCATCATAGGTCCCGTCGTTGCAGCGCTCGGTCTGATGGTCAGCGCGATAGCTGCAATCGGGGTTCCTATTGCCGCCGCCGTGGCAGGGATTGTGGCTCTGACGGCGGCGATCGTCGCCTTCTGGCCAGAGATCCAGGCGGCATGGGACTGGGTGAAGAAGATCACCGCGGCCTTTGTCGAACTGCATACCCAGGCGCTGACGGCGGTCATCCAGAAATTCGGCGAACTGCGGACGGCGATCATCGCGGCGTTGGCCGGTCTCGGTCAGGAGATCCTTGCGACCTTCCGGGCCTTGCCGGCGCAGATGATGCAAATCGGTTCGGACATCATCAGCGGGCTCTGGCAGGGCATCAAGAACAAGTGGGAGGAGCTGAAGGGCGGCGTCGCCGAGATCGCCTCTGGCATCAAGGATACCTTCACCGGCTTCTTCGACATCCATTCGCCGTCTCGCGTCATGCACGAGGTCGGCACCAACATCATGCAGGGCCTCGGCAACGGCATGAGCGACATGCAAGGCAGTGTCGTCGGCGTCGCCGGCGGTGTTGCAGGTGGCATCAAGTCCGCGTTTACCGGCATCAAGGATGTCGGCGCCGGCGTCGGTCAGGGCATCAGCGGCATGTTCGACGGCATCGGCTCTTCGCTCGCCGAAGCCATCAAGGGCACAAAGGATTGGCGCGACGTCGCGCTCGATGCGCTCCGCAGTATCGGCTCCAGCCTCTTGCAGACGATGAGCTTCGGCGGCGGTTTCGGTGGGGGCCTTCTGAAAGGGCTGCTCGGTGGGCTGGTCGGCTTTGCCAATGGCGGCTCGTTTCAGGTGGGCGGTGCGGGCGGCATCGACAGCCAGCTTGTTGCGTTCCGAGCCAGCCCTGACGAGACGGTCAGCATCACCAAGCCGGGGCAGACTGCACGCGGCGGCGGATCTTATTCGTCGGTCTACAACATCGACAACCGTGGCGCTTCCATGGAGGCGGTCGTACGCCTGGAACGTTGGGTGGCTGAGCGAGATCGGACTGAAAGCAAGCGGGTGGCTGGTTATCAGCACACCTCGCAGACGCGAAGCACGAGGGCCTGATGGCGAGATTGATTTCGATGCCGGTTGGCCTCGTGCCGCGCGCCATGACGCCGCTATCCGGCCCGCGTGCGGTGGGCGGCGGGGGCAACACCTCGATCGGCAACTTCATGCAGACGGTAGCGTCGCCGTTCGGCGCCTGGCGCTGGCAGTTCACGTTTCCGGTTTCCAAGGATGCGAAGTTCCGGCGCTATCGCGGCTGGGTTACGGCGCTGCACGGCGGCGCCAATGCCACGCGGGTCCCGTTTGGCGATCCCGACATGATCACGCTGCTCGAGGCGGGGCTTTCCGCTTCGCCTGCGCAGGAGCGTTTCGGACTGCCATGGGGCAATGGCGAGAGCTGGTCGAATGATCAGAACTGGCAGATGACGGCGCCGAACGTGAAACTGGCAGCGGACGCCGCCTTCGACACCACGATCATACGGCTCGACGATCAGTTCTGGGGGCACCAGCTTCAGCCCGGTGACTATCTCGGGTTCTTCCCGCTGCATTTCGGGCTCTACACGGTGACCGAAGAACGGGGCTACGGCGAGTATCGGATCTGGCCGCCGTTGCGCAAGGCGCTGACGACAGACGATTTTGCGACCCTCTACCCCACGATGGCGATGCGTCTGGAGAGCGAGGATGCCGCCTCGGCAACGCGAAGCGTCGGCTATGCGGAAGAGGCGACCGTGACCCTCGTCGAGGTCTTTGATTATGACACACGGGACTATTTTGCGGACTGACGATGGCGAACCTGTTTTCGGCTGATGAGATCGAGTTTCTTCGGCGTCCGCATATCGCTCGCGCGTGGTTTGCGGATCTCGATCTGCCTTCCGGTCGCTGGCGGTTGCACAATGGCGTCGGGCGGAAGACGGTCGGCGGCTATGAGTGGCGCGGGGTTTCCGATCCGGCCGGGGGGCAGTTGGTGTCGATCGGCGCCGTCGAAGATCCGCGTTTCGGTCAGGCGGCGAAGATTGATGTCGTGCTTGCCGGGGTCAGCATCGCCTTCTTGCGGTCGGTAAAGGACCAGGGGCGGCAGATGGAGGGGCGCCAGGCCGATATCTACTGGTGCGCCTTCGACCAGGAGACACAAGAGGTCTGGGCGTCGGGTCTGAAAAAGATGTTCCCGGGCTACCTGTCATCACCGAAGATCCGCTGGAGCGGCGTCAGCGTCCGCACCGTATCCTTCACCATCGAAAGCCTTTGGCACTCGCAGAACTTCCCCTTCGGCGGCAAGTGGACGCCGGCGGATCAACAGGCGCGCTATCCCGGCGACAAGGGCCTGGAATTCGTGGGTGTGAAGGTGCAGGAGATTATCCGTGCGGACTGAGCTTGCCGATCTGCTGCGCGCCCATATTGATGCCGCGCAGGAAAGCGAAAGTGTGTGGGGCGTCTCCGATTGCTCAAAATGGGCAGCGGCGTGGGTGGAGCAACTTTATCCCGACCGCAAACTCGCACTGCCGACCTGGTCCAGTCGTGACGAAGCGCACCAGCTGATCGCGGCGGCCGGTTCCCTGGAGCAACTCTGGTCCGAGGCACTTGCCGATTTTCGGCTGTTCGAGACTGGCCGGCCGCAGCTCGGCGACGTCGGCATCATCGACACCGGCCGCTATGGGCAGGTCGGCGGCATCTTCCTTCATGGGGAATATTTTGCGTGGCGAGCTGAGAAGGGCGTCGCGTTCCTCGTTCCCCGAAACATCGTCAAGGGGTGGTCGATCGAATGACCTCCATCAGATTGTTGTTTGCCAGCGGCGCCTCGTTTGTCGCAATGGCGACGGATGCGCATGCTGACCCGGTGTCGCTGATCGCAACGGCGATTCATGGCTTTCTGTTGTCGAGCACCGCCGTCGCGGCGACAGCGGCCGGCACGATCGCAACGATTGCCGCCAACGTCATCGTCGGTGGCGCGCTGGTTGGTCTCTCGATGTTCGGCGCCCGGCAGCAACGCACGGGCACAGTGAAGGCAGCGGATGCCAAGGGCACGTTTGAAAGCGGCGAAAGCTCTGTCATCGAAGGTCTCGGCCGCGTGCGCGTCGGCGGTCTCAAGGCATTCGGCAACACGGACGGGTCGACCCGCTGGCGATTGATCTGCCGGCTCCAGGGGCCGATCGACGCGGTCGAGGCTTACTTCGTCGGTGGTCGTGAAGTGACCGTCGATCCGGGTGGCAATGTTTCCTCTCCGCCCTGGGCAACGCCTGGCGGTTCGTGGATGAAGTGGGAGGATAAGAAGGGCACGGGCGCCGAAACCGCATGGCCAGCGCTGGTCTCCGCCTTTCCGACGCTCTGGACCTCAGCGCATCGGGTGCGTGGCATCGCGCAATCGCTCCTGACTTTCTTCAATCCCGGCCTCACAGAGCCGAAGTACCTGACCCTCTACCAGGGCGGTGTGCCGGATACGGAGTGGGTGGGGCGCGCCTCGCTTGTCTATGATCCGCGCGACGAAGCACAGAACGTCGACAACCCGGCGACGTGGAAATGGAACGAAAACGGTATCCTCGGGCTGGCGCATGTGCTGCGCCGTGATCCGGCGTTCGCCTCCGATCGCTTCGACTGGCCGTTGATCACCACACAGGCGGTCAAGGCTGACATCAACGTGACGACAAAGACCGGGACCGAAAAGCGGGCGCGGATCGGCGGCATGTGGGCGTGGGAAGGTGCGCGACGCGACACCATGCAGGACATGCTGCAATCCGTCGGCGCCGAGATCCGCATGACGGCGGCGGGGAAAATCTGGTTCGAGTTGATCGACGATGATCCACTGTCGGAGATCAGCCTGACGCCGCGCGACTTTCCGGAGCTCGAATGGGCGTTCGGGCCCGAGGCGGTGGAGCGGCCGAACATCTGCCGCGTAAAGTACTATTCGCCGGAGCGCAATTACGAGCTTGCCGACATCGATATGACCGGCATTGCATGGGCGAGGATCGACGATGAGGTGACGCGCTACGGCCCGAAGTACTTCGATGTCGAATTGCCCTTCTGCCCTTCAGCAAGCCAGGCGCAGCGCATTGCCCGCCGGAGCTTTCTGCTTGCCCGCGGCGATACCGGAATCGCTGTCACCAATATGGTGGGGCTGGCGACTTGGGGCGTCTTCTACGGCGAGGTCGAATTGCCGGATCTCGGCGACGTCGAGAAGGTACGGTTATCACCGCCACGCGTGGATGACGGTCGCGGTTCGGTCGAAATTCCGTTCATGGTCTGGCCGGCGCTCACGCCTTGGAACCCGGCGACCGACGAGGCCGACGCTCCCGACCCGATACCGGAGATGGAATACGAAAGCACGTTACCGACGCCCTCGGCGCCGACGGCGGCGATCCAGATCACCTATCCGGTTGGCGGGGCCAAAGAGCTTCGCATTGCCTACGCGCTGCCGTCCGTGCCGCGCACGGCGATCGAGGCAAACTATCGCGTATATTCCGGTGGCTTGCCCGGCTCCTGGCTGGGCATGACGGAAGCCTTCAACTTCGCCTATGGTCCGGCCGATGTGCTCGGCGCCGAGATCGACGCGCGCGTCCGCATTTTCAATGGTGACGACGGCAGCTATTTCTCGCCGTTGCTGCATGCCACCGTCGGCGTCGACAACACGCCATGCGGCCAGCCTGTCGTGCTTTCGGGCGGCACGAGCGGCAGCACCGGCGTCGGCGCGCTCAATGTTGTGGTCGAGGCTTTAGAACTTTGGTGCGCGTCAATCCGGCTCGATCGTCGCGTCGACACTGGTTCCGGCTACGGCGCTTGGGTGACCATCAGCGAGCAGAACGCCCTGCCAGGGCAGGATCTGACGTTCAACAATAACTATTCGAACTCGTCGAGCTCGCAGCACACTGTCCAGTGGCGATTGATTACCAGGACCACCGGCGGTGTCGACGGCACGCCGCGCACTTACACGCTGACCGTCTGGGACCCGCCAGACTGATCTGACGGCTCCAACCAGCCAGCGATACCAAAATTTTTCAGAACCCGGAGAATGGAATGTCTCTTTTCACGAAGACGGCAAGCGACACCTTTGCGCCCTATGATATCGCCGGCACTCCGCGGCCGATCGTGCCTCAAGACGCGCAGGTCTGGGGCAGCGAAGTAGAGCGGGTGTTGCTGTCTTTCCAGGCTGGCGGCGGGCTGATCTATTCCTCCAGAGACGGTCTTTACGCTGACCTGGGCAAACCCGCTCACGCTATGGCTTGGGTGCTGGGCGATCCCATCGTGGATCGAAACGGGGTCTATGAGAAGATTGGTGCCAGTGGCACTGGTAGCTGGCTGCGCCTCGGGGACTTGCCCTATTCGTTTATCATCGCGACCGACGTTGGCGCCGGCACGGCGAACGCGATCCAGGTGACGACCACCATTCCGGTGAGTAGCTCCGCGCTCATTTGGTCGAACGTCTTCGAGGCGAACACCGCCTCTCCGGTGACGATTGCCTTCAATGGTGGCGCGGCGCTGACGATCAAGACCAATAGCGGGGCTGACGTCGTGGCTGGCGGCCTCGTCGCCGGGATGATCCTGCTCGGCATCGTCAGCGGCTCGACATTCCGTCTCCTCAGCGATCAGGCGAGTGCAGCATTGCTTGCTGCGGTGGAGGCTGCGAAGGATGCAGCCGAAGCGGCGCGCGACGAGGCGCAGGCTGCGGCGGCCATCGCAAATGGCACCGTTCCGGTGGTTAACCGGGCCGCCCTCAGGGCGCTCGATACCGCAGTGAAGAAGGCCGCGATCCTTTATGGTGAAGGCGGCCGCAATGGCGATTTCGCGTGGGATGGATCGAACCTTTCGGCGATCCTTTCGCCACTCTCCGCTACCAGCTCCGCTGTCAACAGCTCCACCGAGACGATCACAGCGAACAATCACGGCCTTCAGACGGGGCAGGCCGTCTATCCGACTACAAGTGCGAATGGTCTCACGGCCGAGACCTTCTATTATGTAATCCGTGTTGACGCGAACAACTTCAAACTCGCGGCGTCCTATGTCGATGCGGTCGCCAGCACGGCGTTCAACCTCACCGGCACGACGAACTTTACGGTCAAGCTCTATATCGATCCGCTGGAAATCCTCTACGTCGTCCCGAACGGCAAGGCTCGCGACGGCTCGCAAGGGGCGTGGAAGCGCGTCTATGACGGGGCGGTGCAGGTAGTTTGGGCGGGTGTCGATGTTCCACTCGAAGCGGTAGTGGCGGCTTGTACAGCGGTCGCGATCTCATCGACGCACCTTTCGGCCGGCCGCCTGTCTTTCTTGTTCAAGGATGGCATCACCCTAAACTCCGGCGTGACCATTCCCAATGCACAGATCTGGGATGGCTACGACGCCGGCAATGGGCTGGGCATATCGTTCGCGGCATCGGTCGGAACCTGTGTCACTGTCATCGGTTCTGGCGCCGCTCTTCGCGGCTTTGATATGAAGCAAGTCGGCACGCCGACGTCGTCGACGGGTGTGCAGGTCGGTAATGGCGAACAGGGCTATGCGCCGGTCCTCCGGGATTTCGTCGTTCGCGGTTTTTCCACGAACATCAAGCTTCGCTCCAACGTCGTGACGAAGTTGGACAATGTGACGTCGGTTGATGCAAAGGATTATCACTTCGTTATCGAAAATGTCGCGCATCCAGACAGCGGCGACTGGACCCTCTCGGGGGTTACTTATTCATCTTCGGCGGCTCGGTTCACCGGGTATATCAGCGGAACGACACTGACAGTGATGTCTGCATCCGGGGGTGTTCTGGAGGTTGGCCAGCACGTCAGCGGTGCGGGCGTAGCCGATGGCACAAAAATCACGGCCCTCGGCACAGGCGTCGGAGGAACCGGCACCTACTCGGTCAGTCCATCACAAACTGTCGCATCAGCCGTAGCTCCCGCAAGCTTTGGCTCCGGCGCGAAAGCGGGCGTTTATTACCGGAATTCTGGCGGGGGTAAGATTGTGGCCATGAAGGGCCTCGGCGCCCAGATCGGCCTGTATCTTTCCATCCCGGACGTTCCCGGCGCTCCTGGTGGCGGGGTCACTCAGGATTTGCAGATCGTCGGTTCTTCCTTTGAGAACCAATCCGTCGCCGGCATGAAGTTCGAGCGCACCACTGGTTCCACCACCGCCGCGTTCGGTTTGATCACTGTGGTCGGGTCAGAATTTGCGGGCCATCCGATTAGCATTTGGTTCGGTGTCGGGATTACTGGCTCCTTCGTGGGAGGGAATGCCCACGGTTCGGGCATCGATGTGCCCGTGCAGATCGAAAACGGTGCGACCAACATCGTTGTCGGTCTCAGCTCGTTCCAGAGTGCGGAATACATTAGGGATAACAGGAACAACTTCGACGAGACTGGATACCTAGATCGTCGCGACACCTGGTCGATCAATTCTGGTAGCAATTTGGTGTGGAACACCGCGTTCCAGGTCCAGATTGGTCGCCACGGTGGCGGGATCGTCGACGTCATCCTTGAAGGTCTTGTCCAGGGTGCGGACTCGTTCGTGGTGTATCGCAAGCTGAGCATCCGCTACAACGGAACCTCGCTCTCGGTTGTCACCGTCGCTACCTCGAATGACGGCGCGGCAATCGGCTTCCAAGTTGCCACTTCCGGTGATACAGCCAGTATCCAGTATCGCTTAGGTGGTTCGGGCACGCAGTTGCAGGGAACTGCGACTATTGTGCCCGACGGAAAATTCAAACGGGTTGCGAGAGGCTAACGTGCAGTCAGCGGGACGTCTATCGGCCGGAGGGCTTTCAGCCTCTCAAGTTGCCTGGATCTTTCAACTTCTCTTGGAACGCGAGCCTTCCCAGGACGAAGTTGAAGCGAGGCTCGATCGCTATGCCGACGTGCGCCAGGTTCGAAACGAGATCATCCGCTCGCCCGAGTATGTGATAAAGAATGGCGGGAACGTCGCGTATCGTGAGGCGCAGAACGTCTTTGCTGACCTGGCGCCCTATGGCGTTAACGGGCTCCTTTACGCCAACCTATCCGACTACATTGGGCTAAGCATCGTCAATGCTCAATACGAGCTGGAGGAGGTGGCTCTTGTCAGGGAACGGGTGAAGCCGGGCTACACCTTCGTGGATGTAGGTGCGAACATCGGCCTCTTCACCATCCTTGCGAGCGATCTCGTCTGGTCAGGGGGTAAGGTTTTTGCTTTTGAGCCCGTGCCGGCCACGCTCCAGTATCTCAGGAAGAGTATTGCCGCAAACCGGTTCTGTCTGAACGTCACTGCCACACAAGCCATTGTTGCCGATCGGTCCTGTGATGACTTGGAGATCGCGTACCAGCCCATCGAGGAAGGATCCGGTAGTTCGGGGGGCTCGTTCATCGTTGATAAACGTGACGAGCTTCCTCCGCATCTGAAGCGCGAGGCGATCAGGGCCGAGCCGTTGGATAAGCTGGTCCCTGAAGGCGAGAAGGTTCACTTCATTAAGGTCGACATCGAGGGCGCTGAGCCATTGGCCATGAAAGGAGCGGAGCGTATTCTTAGCGCGTACTCGCCGCTCGTCATGTCAGAGGTGCACCCAGCGCAACTGAAAGCGGTCTCGAAGATCGATTGGCGCGGCTATTTTGATCTCATGAAGGGGTATGGTTACAGCCCCTTCTTTTTCCAGGGTGGCGAAATCACTGACGAGGTTCAGCACCTCGATGACGGCAACGTCTATAGCGTCGTCTTCGCCAAGAAGTAGTACTTTCGTACCTCTAAAGAACTGAAATCCTTATGGAACCCCGCCCACCGGAGCGGGGTTATCTGTTATGCGTAAGCTGTGTGGAGCGAAACATGACCGATAAAGAGAAAACTGCTCTTGCGATGCTCTCGACCGGATCCTCGTATAAGGAAGCTTCGATGCTCACCGGCATCAGCGTCGAGCGCCTGATGGAACTCTGGCGCGAAACCCACAAGAGCGCCGCGTAAAGCCTAACATACAAGGCCTGCTGCCAAGCGGGCTCATTGGCACGGGAACCCGCTTTCCCGTCGCCCTCAAAGCTCGTTGTCTGAGCTGATCCTTCCCATCGTAAAAACTTGGAGCATTCGATGAGCGTCATCACCGCGCAGCAAATCCGCTCGGCCGCGAAAGGGCCAGTTAACGAAAGCAATCTCAATTCCGTCCTGGTCGCGCTCGATCGCTACGGCGACATGTTCGGACTCGATAGGCCGCATCGCCTGGTTCCCTACTTCTCGCAGCTCGGGCACGAAAGCTCTGACTTCCGTTTTGATCGCGAGATCTGGGGACCGACACCGGCGCAGCAGCGCTATGACATCCGCGTGGATCTCGGCAACACACCGGAGCGCGATGGCGACGGAAAGAAGTATGCCGGCCGAACGGCCATGCAGCTGACCGGAAAGTACAATTACCGGCTCTTCAGGGACTGGTGCAGACGGCAGGGGCTTAACTGCCCGGACTTCGTCGCTGATCCGGATGCCGTCAATCGCGATCCGTGGGAAGGGATCGTGCCGATCTTCTACTGGAGTGAGCGTGACCTCAACCAATGGGCCGACCAGGGTGACGTCGAGACGCTGACGAAAAAGATCAACGGCGGCAAGAACGGCTTTGCCGATCGTGTCGACCGATATGCGCGCCTGGCGCTAGTCGTGCTCGGCTACCGGCCGGACAACGTCATGCAGTTTCAGTCGGACAATCGCCTTGATGTCGACGGCGATGTTGGACCGAAGACGCGTGCGGCGCTGCACAAGGCGCTGGTGGCGCTTGTTCCCGGGGAGGCGGCGAAGCCGGAGATCAAGCTCGCGCCGGTAACCGAAGAAAAGCCGGTCCCGGTTCCAGTGCCGGTGACGCCGCCGAGCCTTGATGCGCCTTGGTGGAAGTCGAAAGAGGTCATTGTGCCGGCCGTCAGCGGCGGCGGTGCGTCTATCCTGACCGCGATCGGCGGCATTCCCTGGCAGAACCTGCTGATCGTCCTCATTGCTCTCGTCGGCATCGCCGGCTTCCTCTACTGGCGGAAGAACGCCGACCGGAAGGCCGTGGCGAAACAGGTCGAGAGGATGGCCTGATGTTCAGCCGAATTTCTCTGGCTGCCGGCGCAGTTGCCGGCGGCCTCGTCGTCTTCCTCGCCATGCAGGCAGTAAACGCCATTTGGCTACTGCCTGCGGCGAGGAGCGAAGGCAGGGCGGCCGAACGCGTCGAAGTCCAGGCCGCCACCACGAAAGCAATTGGAGAATTGACCAATGCAGCGGATCGCGCTCGCGTTAACCGTCGCCTGTGCCGTGAGCGCGGCTGGGTGTACCTCAACGGCGCGGGTCAATGCGTCGAAAGAGCAACTGAACCTGGCGGCTAGGGCGGTGGTCGGGGCTTCGCTTATCGGCGCGCGAGGGGCGACGCCGGCCGACCAAGATAAGATCGACGACACAGTCGCGGGGCTATGCGGCGCCCGCGTCTGGACTAAGGAAGAGTGCAGCGCCCACGACGCTGCGCAGTGATCAGCAATTTTGCATTCGAGGGGCAAAGGGTGAGCAACGGGAACGAAGAGATGGTCAGCGTTCGAGCACCAGCCTGGAAATGGGAATGGAACCTCAACACACTCGTGATCGTACTTGGGTTCATCGGCGGCATTGCCGCTTGGGGGATGACCTGGGAGCGGTTGACGGCCAATCAACAGGTGCACGCCGAGAACATCGACAAGCTCGACAAGCGTGTCACCACCCTCGAGGCGTCGATGCGCTTGCTCGACAACCACGAACTCCGCATCACAGGCGTCGAGAAGCAGGCGGCCGAGGCGGCCACGTCGATGCGCGCCGTGGAAAACACGTTGAACAGCTTATCGGTCGATACCCGCGTCATGCGCGAGATCTTGCAGCGAATCGAGGCTGGGCAGCGCGAAGGTCAGCTTCGACGCTGAACAGCGTACGAATCGACTGCGGTTAGCTGAATACATTGGCGACGTGCTCGATTGTGAAATCTTCCCCAATCCGATCTCGCAACCAAGCAATGATCCCCTTCGATACGTGGTCGTCGATTACAAAAAGGTTTGCTTCGTTTCGTCCGATCGGACTTAACTCGACGCCCACCACATCCTTAAGGAACGGCCGAATGGCCGTCTGAACATCTTTGTCGGGTGCCGTATTCTTTGATTTCACCCTAAATTTCTGCATCGGTTGTTCGTGTCGAGATGAACGTGGAGTGGTGCCAGCTATAGCAAACTCCAGCCGTTCGAGCCGGTTCGCGATCAAGTCTACTTCCTGTAGAAGTACCTGATCGGTCGGGGAGGCGTTTTGTGCGATTTCAAACTTCCCCCGGGAGAAGGTCACTGGGTTGTCGATCTTGTGGTCAGGATCGATTGCTATAGCGACTGCCTCTTTGAGCGCCTCGCGGGCTCTTTTTAGGTCGCGAGGCCATTTGCGCTGGAATTTGATTGACCGGAAGGACGCGATATCGAAGGGAATCCTTTGTCCTTCAAGGTGCATATGAATTATGGGCTTTTGAACCGTGTGGCGAATTCCGATTTCGTAAAATGCATTTGGGTTCAGAGTCGTGAGGTCGGCAATCACTAGTTCCGCCTCGAGAAGCGCGGTAATAACTTGCGCATCAATGCGGCCGGGATCGGAGATTTTGTCGGCGCGCTTTACGTCAAACTCCGTAAAGCTCTGCCCAAAAACTGGCAGAATGATTTCCTCCAAGAGCCAATCGGCGTGGTTCCGATCGTCGCTGTCGTCGTCTCCGATCGGTCCAACTACGAAGCAGAGTTTCTTTTTTGCCGACCTTGCCACCTTGTTTCGCCCCCTGTCATCCAAAGTTGCAGCTACAAATACAGAGTGTGCATGGTTGTGCAATATCAATAGATGACCGTTGCAACCGACCAGTGACGAGTCAGCGGTAGATTTCTAGGAACATAGAGCTGAGCTGCGGAGAGTTGATCCCGCATCGGTCAAATTTGCTGGCCCTCACATACCTTGGGCAGGTCATGCCTAGGCTGGCAATAAAGGTCGCGATCGGCATGTCGGAGCCCCATTTCTCGATCAGCCGCGAAACCTTGTAGCGGCCCTTGCGGTCGCAGTTGGCGCACTCGATCTCCATGAAAGGCTCTTTGAATTCTCGAAGTGTCCGATGGGTCGACATATTGCGCACCTCCTTCGTTCTCAATATGTTCTCAAGAGTGAAAGAGTCAACGTGTCCTGATTTCGATGACAGAGCCGTATCAGCCCCGCTACCAATGGCGCCGCACGCAACTCGATGAGCACGATCCGCCAAGCGATCTCGATTGGCTCGGCTTTGACGGCGTGGGCTACATCGGTCGCATCAGAAAAGAGACCGGCGGACCGACCGCCGGCCGGTGGCACTGGGCAGGATCAACCCCTCGCACCTTCAGGGGCGCTCCGCCGACGCCGAACCAAGGCTATTGCGATACCGCGCGCGAAGCTACCGAGATGGCTGAAACCTATTGGGACTGGTGCCTCGCGCGAATGAAGGGCGAGTGAGACGTTTTCGCCGTTCTGTGCGTTAATGCGGAATGGCTAAAACACTTACGGAGAAATCACCGCCAGCGCCGCCGGCAGATCCGATGCCCGCCCGCGTCGACCCATGTCTTGCGACCCTGGTTGATACACCTCCGAAAGGGCCGAACTGGGCCTTCGAAGTGAAATGGGATGGCTATCGCGCCGCGCTCCATATCGAGCCCGGGCGCGTCCGCGTCCTCACGCGCGGCGGCCATGATTGGACCGATCGCTTTCCCTCCATTGCAGCAGAGGCGCCCCATCTCGGGGCACAATCCGCGATCATCGACGGCGAGGCCGTTGTGCTCGACGAGAAGGGCCGATCCGACTTCGGCCTGCTGCAACGCGCCCTCGGGCGCCGGCCGGGCGAGCATGGCCCCGGTGAAATCCTCCTCCTCGCTTTCGATCTTCTCTACCTCGACGGTCGCGACCTGCGCAGGCTGCCGCAGTCCGAGCGCCGGCAGTTGCTCGTCCAGCTTCTCGCCGGCCGCGACGGGCCAATCCGCCTTTCCGAAGAGGTCGACGCGGATGGGGCGGAGTTCTTCCGTGTTGCGTGCGAGTTGGGACTCGAGGGGATTATCGCCAAGCGGCGGGACATGCCCTATCGCATCGGGCGCCGGCCGGAGTGGCTGAAGATCAAATGCGCGCGTCGCGACACTTTCGTGATCGTAGGTTTTCAGCCGTCGACCGTGCCTGGCGCGATCGGCCGGCTGCTGCTGGCGGCCAAAGAAGGAGAGGGGCTTGTCTATGTCGGAGGCGTTGGGACGGGCTGGAGCGCCAAGGTGTCGCGCGATCTACGGGAGTTGCTGGAGGCGATCGTGACGCCTACGCCGGCGGTGAAACTGTCGCGGAAGGGTGCGGTGTTTATAGAGCCGGTGCTGGTCGCTGATGTAGAATACCGAGCGTGGACGCAGGATAAGAGGCTGCGGCATCCGTCGTTCAAAGAGGTGCGAAAGGCTGATGAGAATGCGCACGTCTTCGAGGTTTAGCGCCCCAGGGTTCGGCTACTTCTTGGGGCGGTTGACCACGACAAATGCGGATACGACGGATCCTATCACTCCGCCGCCCAAGATCACCGCGGCCCATTGTGCGCCTACCGATATTGCATATCCGCATAGGCCAAGTGCCACGAGGACGAAAAGGAAGGCTAGGATTTTACCGAGGATGGCATCAAAGCCTGTTACGAATAGATCTCGCGCTTCAAGCCGATGCCGATGCTGGGTTTCTGCTTCCCACGCCGAGAATATTCTCTCTGCCCCATTATCAACTACATGGTTGAAATCTTCGAGGATAGACGGCGGGGGGAGCGGTCCCGACCATTCGGCCGCAACAACGGCTCGCGCGGCCGCCCGCTCGTCTGCATCAGCTGTAGGGGTTGGGCGTCTAGCGGGTGGTTTTTTCACGCTGCATTACTTCGGCTGCAGCCTTTCTCATATCCATACCGATGCGAACAAAATCGCCTCTGAGCGCCTTGTTGGAGTTTTCCACCTTCGCGCGCATGGTAGGCTGATGGGGCGTTGAGATTGTCAGGAGGGAAGCGAGACCAGTCACAACGCCGTTCGCGATGCCGCGCACGCGGCGCTTCGTCGTCAATTTCGTGTGGTAAACTGTTTTCTTCATCGTTCTCACCATGTCAGCCTCATATACCGACAGAACGTAAAGGGCAAATTAAGGTTCATTCACACTTTGGTCAATCGTCGCTTTAGGCACGCGACATTGCGTGACGCGCCTTGCGCGGGCGTTACGTTCCGCGCCCACATAGTTTTGAATATCGCTCATGTCAATAATTGGGGCTTGTTTCGCGAGGCATGACCGAAGTCATGCGCCGGCAAGATCTGGCCATGCGAACATGATGCCTTGTAGGAATGCTTGCCGGCGCTTCATCTCGGCGCCGTCGCCGTATCGGGGGCGCCCGAACTCGTGCCCCATCAAATCGGCCTGCATCCGATCCGAGCAGTTGGCATTTTCGATACGGTCCTGGAAGCTATGGCGCAGCGAGTAGACGGTATGATCGTCTGTCGGCATCAGCCCGTTGTTTCGCAGGACCTTGTTGATCAGTGCCGACGCTGAGTCGGCGTTGTCCTGGTATTTTGCGAACCCCTGCGGCCTTTGTCGCATCGCCCATAGCGACACGCCGACGAGCGGCACGCGACGGATTGAGTAGTCGCTTTTCTGCCGCCGATCGCTGCGCTCCGCGACCTCTATGTGCGGCACCTCGTCATCGAGGCGAATGTCCTGAGGTCTGAGGTTGCAGATTTCGCCGAGCCGCGCGCCGGTCTCAACCATCGTGTAGACGACCAGGCGGGCATCCGCGTCGAGCATATCCATGGCGCCCGGCAGCAGGATCTTGCCTGTAATCCATTCGCCCGCGAATGGAGGCCTGCTGCGGCCCTTGGTGGCGTTCGTTTCCTTGATCCGGGCCTTTTCCCATACCGCGTGGTAATTCGTGTGCAGGGCGGCGTCTATGGGCGTGAGCATGCCCATGATGTCGCTGAAGGATCGATTAGCAGTGTCGGCCTTCAGGCCCTCGTCGATTATCTTGTCGGTCCACCACTGGCGGAACTTCAGCACGTCCGGTCGCGCGATCGCACCGAGCTCCAGGTCTCCCATCACATCGACCGCGTAGGTGATCGCTCGCTCTCGCGAGATCTTGTGCTTCCTCAGCTGATTCTTCGACATCCCCGTAAGTCCGGCGGCGTTGTGCTGCTCGTAGAGCGTCCAGACGTTGCTGAGGCGCGGCGAGGGTTCGTCGACGGTTCCGGCAACGGCGTCGACGATTGTTTGCGAGCGATCGAGATACTCTG